ATTACCGGATCTTTTTTGATCCAATAGGCTGCAGTCTCAATTTCTAGATTATTCTTCTCGCACCAAAAGACAACAGCGTCAATATATTCTATATTCTTGTCTCTACAGAGCTTTTCTACTTCCTCTACGAAGCCTGAATTTTTAAACATTGTTTTTCATATTCTTTCAGTTCTGCAATTCTACGGGAAAGATATTCCTCTACATGGTTATCATTAAATCTTCGAGCCTTATGTCTGTTCAATTCTTGCTGTAGAGACCAGAGTATAGTACTGGCGTGCGAAAACGAATAAGACTCTTTTGCGTCCATAGAACTATTCCTTAATTGTAATTGTCGTATATTCGCCTTTGGTCATAGTGTAGAGTTGAGCGGCATGCTCAGGATGAAGGCGAACACACCCATGAGAAGCAGGACGGCCAAGGTTGCCAACATGAGGAGTAGCATGTATAGCGTAACCTCCAGAGAAAAAGATAGAATGGGGCATCGGCGCATTGTCATACTTCTTTGAGTAGTGCATAGGTTGATACGAATAAGGATGGAAAGTGCCAGTTGGCGTATAATAGCCCCTACGAGCAGTAGAGACTGGCCAACGTTCAATTAGCTCTCCATCCTCATAAATTGTCATTGACTGATGACGCTTTGAAACCACAACATCATAATTAGCCATAGCAGAAGTTGAAAATAGAACTACTGCAGCAATCAATAGTTTATTCATGATAGATATCCCAAAATAGCGCCAACAGGACCAACAAAAACACCAATGCAGCGAAGAATGAACTTAGCTGTTACAGGATTATCCATTGTGTTCCAAATAGTAACAATATTCAACACCCAACCAACAGCAAAGACAAGCCAGATTGCGATTAGCGTAAGATAATATCCAATGCCGTAATCTTCATGCCCATAATGACGTGCCATAATATATACTCCAGTTAGCGACCTGACTGTTTACGCCAAATCCATGATGATAAGTCTAGTAGTGATTGTTGAACTTTATTAACGAAAGAACTATTCCAGAACCAGTGATTGCGGTTTGACATTTTTGTTCTCCGATGGAAATGGCGACTCCGGTACGATTCGAACGTACGACCCCAAAATTAGAAGTTTTGTGCTCTATCCAGCTGAGCTACGGAGCCATTATTAGTATTATACCTGTTATAAAAGATGAAGTCAACTAAATAAGTGTGGATCACGATGTTACGAGCATCTATCCACTCTAGCACCTAATTAGGAGGTATCCAGCATGCATATTTATTCAGGCTACGTTTATATCTGGTATGACACCAGAGCAAAATTGTTCTATATCGGCGGTCATCACGGTAAAGTAGAAGATTCATATATCTGTTCAAATCAGATGATGAAAAGAGCATATCTCAAACGCCCAGAAACTTTCAAATTCAGAGTTCTAGAGTATGTCTACTCTGGGAAACAAGCATTACGAGAAGCAGAACAAAACTGGCTCGATAAGATAAAAGACGAAGAACTGTATTGGACTCCCAATATCTATAACAAATCAGTGAAATATTATAATAAAAAGAAACATTCTGCTGGAGGAAATGGTTCCGCCAATAAAGGTAACAGTAACATTGGTGGTTGGAACCGTGGTCTAAAAGGAGTCCAGGTATACACCAAAGAACGTAATGAAAAAATTGCCCGAAAACAACGAGAAAGATGGGCAAGAGAAAGAGAAAAAGCGGCAGTTTGTTCTGTTTCTAAGTAAACTGCCAAAACTCAATGAGATTAAGCTACGAGAGCATAACCTTCAAATGGAGCATTATCGTTTGCTGCATTTGCTTTTTTGCTTTCGAACTCCTTGAACCCTTACTACGCCCGTCGAATCCCTTTCACCCCCATCAAAGATACACAGTCGCTTCCCTTTTCTACAGACACATGGATTTGCGAAACCCCTCCGTTGTCTGTCTCCCTTCAACGGTGCTATCCACTAATCCTGGACACCCTTGAAGCATTGGGCTATGTATCTATGGTGGAGGTGGTGGCATCGAAGCCACGTCCGTAACGTCTATGCTGTTCCTCTCAACGTTCTAAGCAAATTATTTATTCTGTTGAAATTTGATTTTCAAACTCTTCTATCCAAGGATGAGGAGCTTCTATTTCTTTATCTTTAATGGCACGGATTTGACGTGCGGTCTCTGGCGAGACATTCGAAGAATTTAGCTTCATCACTGACATTACAACCAGCGATACTAAAACTAAGAAACACCATTGCTATTGCTATGTAAATCTTTTTCATTCTTATTCTCCGGATTATATTCGTGCTTTTCTACTTCTTCAATAGCCACAGAAAACCATTCTGTATTACCTTCACGACGATACTGAAGATCCTGCATAGGAACCATTACCATCTGTTTAGTTTCCGGATGAACCATCATCTTAGGAAACATAACCATACGAATATCAGTAATTGGCTTCTTTTTTACCAAGCCACCTGTTGGCAAACCACTAGCAGCAATAGCGCCATCTGGTCCAAGAATACTCATGTCTTTTGTCCTTTATACTTGTCAAGCAACTGAGAAAGAAACTCGATTGCTGAATCATTAAATGTAACGTCATTCAAAATACCAGTAACACAATACTGCTTTGCAGCCATAGCATTACCATCTGTCGCCTTATCATATTCAACAATATACATATGACGGTCTTTGGTCATCATGACTTCGTGCATCTTATTACCGATTAGACCGTTGTATAGTGTAACAAGAGCCTTCTCGTCAATAACCTTCATAAACTCTGCATTGGGATAGCATTTGATAACATCATCCGCCTTTGCCATATTATGCACGGTCATAAAACCAAGCACAAAAAAGAAAATGGCGATCAAACATTCTTTAGTTCTGCTCATCATTATTCACTCCTGATATAGACTTCATCAATTTAATATCATAATCAATCAACCTAGAAAGAGCTTCGATGGCATTCTCCTTACTAACTCCTCCAGCAATCTTATCTCTAGACCACATAACATACTTGATTAGCATATTAACGTCAAGTGCATTTTGATCCTTCAACTCATTCATGATATAACCCTCAATAGAATTGTGTTTTCGTTGATACGATACGCAAGAGGCTTCTCTGTCTTGATCTCATCAAAGACTTTTCGTAGGACAAGTTTGCCACCCTCGAGTATGCGCTTGAGAAACTCATTTGGATCTTTCCGTCCCACAGACCTGGTAATAGAGTTATTCTCACAATAGTTCGTAATGCTAGTGCCCTTGACCTGGAGCCCACCACGATCAATCGCTGTAAGCCTCGTAATCGTCTTATACTTTGTATTGAAAGTCCAGAGTTCCATTGCGCCGATGATCTTCTCTGGAGATACCGAAGCAATCTTGTAAGTTGCATCTTCCTTCTGGTACTTGAGATTTTTGATTTTCTTTTCGACCGACACTGTTCTTGGCTTGCGAGCCTTTTTAACTTTCTTTGTGTTCGAAGAGTATCTCTCCGCATCCTCGATAAGCGTGTTGTAGAAAGAAACCAGATTTTTGATATCGGCTTTCTTGAGGTGTCGATAGCCCTCTTTGAGTTGTTCATCTTTCCCCTCATATGCCTCAAGCAATTCATCTAATACTGGGGTAAATTTAGAGATGATAGAAGTAGCGTAAGCGGCAGGAATATTATTCGACTGCAGCCATTCATACAAAGAAAACTCTACATTGTCGTAAATGTAATCGTCTATCATACCCTCGATTTCGCCAATAATATCATGCGTACGTTCACGCATTCTATCCTGAATAGAAACTGTCGGCTTCTGTTCTTCGCCTTCATCATTCTCTTTGACGTATTTATACGACTGGGTGATACGTTCGTTTATATAATCTTGTGCATTAGTAGGTAACGTAACCCCTCGAGATAGGAGACGACAAACCCAAGCAACAGTAGTAGGTATAAGACTATCAGGAATAGATTTGATTTTCTTGGCGTCATTAACACGTCCTAAGTTCTTAAGATACGTAACAATATACTCTTTGGCTTCTGAATTGGAACACATAGAGTTATACCAATTCAGTGCCTGAGCGTATTCTAATTTACTAAGAGGCTTTGTGAAGATAGGCTCGTCGCCCATATACTTCTTATTAACAATGTACGCCTCCGACTTCGTAACACGAATAGCCTTTGGTTTACGTTTAATAAGTGCGGGACGACGAGCCATATTATCCTCCAAGTTATATTGTATTATAACTTAGTTTTTACAAAAAGTCAAGCAGCTTCTGCCATTTCAACAGCGAGTTCCAGAGCCTTAGTCTTAAGACCCTTGTTATAACCATACCAAGCAGACTGCATACGAGTGTCAGCCGAACGACCCATAACATGATCAGTCATAAAGGTAACAGCGTTAAACGGCTGCCACCAGCTGCCCTGAGCGAATTCGCTACCAGGCTGAGTGTCAAGAATACCAAGAGCAATATTGGCATTCTTCGAACGTTTACCTTCCGCCTTATCTTCCGGAGTAGCACCAGCCAGCGGGAAGATACGCTCGAAGTATTCAACGA